CCTATCCTCAAGGACATCTCCAAGTATAACTTCTCCATTGTGCGTTTCACGATGAACGGAGCCAACTTGGATCTACCGCTCTTCATCCCGAGCATTCGGGAAGGCACGGGACAGACGAACCCCAACCTCACGACCTATGGACTGGCGATTCCTCTCCAAACTTTCGTGGTGAACACGGGAACTCCACCATCTACGGCTTGGTCTATTACGGGTCAGTATGTAGAAGGGGATTATGTATCTTATGTCCCGGTTTCCCCAACTAAACCGAACCCGTCCTACGCACTCGCCATCGCCCCCAGTGGTGGTAGTTTGGGCGGACCAGTCAACCCCGACATTCCCCAACCCCCGAATGGTATAATAGCGGCATCACGCTGGCTCCAACTCGGCGGATCTCTACCCGCTGCTCAATCCATCCCCATCAATGCGATTCCTCCTACTCGCTTCATTCAGTATCAACCGCAGAACAAGAACCCCAAGACATCGCCCGCACCTCTAACTCTTGCGAACCAGAAGTTCAAGGGAACGTGGGACATAGCCACGCAGTATGAATCGGGTGATGTAATTACACTGACGGCGATAGACCAGAAGTATCAAACTTTCAATGGTCCTTTCTACCAAGCAAAGACCCCCACGACGCAGTGGGCAGCGGGAACAACATACCAGCAGAACGCGTTGGTTTTCTACGGAAATGTGGCTTACTATGCGAAGTTGGCGAACGCTTCTACGATAATTCCCCCCAACGACTCAACGAACTGGGGGCTCAGTCCGCCGATTGGACTGAATCCTTCCACGACTGGTGCGGCATTCTGGGTTCTGTTCGGCAACAATAAGGGTCAGCCCCAAGATCTTTCTACGGATTACTACTGGATCTACACTTACCAGAACTGGCTGGATCAAATCAATCTCACCATCTTCAACCCCAACGACCTTCTACTGAATGCGGCATCATCCCCTCGTCTCGCACCTACTTGTGCGATGTGCGACACCTACTACGCCTACTACGATGCGTGGGTTGCTGCGGGTCTCGGTGGCGGTAATTTCCCCTTCGCTACTTTTGCGGACTTTCTCAACGGCATCGGCGGAGGCGTCCAAGCCCCGCAGATCGTCTATGACCCGTCGTCCCAGAAGTTCTCGGTCTACTTTGACTCCAACGGCTTCGGTCAGCGGTTAGAGACCTTCACGGCGGGAACGACACAATACTCGCAGTTCTCTTCTCCTTACTTCCAGCTCTTCTTCAACACAAACTTATACAACCTTTTCGGGTCTCTACCTTTTAACTACTGGAACAACACTACCCTACTCGGCGGTCCGTTCGGCGATGGAATTGCTGCTCCCAATGGGTATGTGTATGAGATCCTCGTCCCCAACAAGTTCTACACGAACGTTGCCGACTACCGCCTCTCACCTTACGGCGGAACGCCTCCGCTCGGCTACGTCCCCTACGCAGCGTCCAACGTTGAGTTTGAACCCCTCTCCACCCTCAATCAGCAGAAGGTCTTCTGGATTGTGTCCCAAGAGACGCAATCTACGGATACGATCTGGTCGCCCATCTCGTCCATCGTGTTCGCCTCTGCCCTAATGCCCGTGAACCCCGAAGCCAATTCTGCCCCCGTCATCATCGGTCAAGCCAACATCGGCAACACCCAAGCCACCGCCAAGTCCGCCTTCACGCGTATCATCACCGACCTCGCCTTGCCGATGACGGGCGGAGCAGCGTCTTGGAAATCTTTCATCTACTATGTGCCCTCTGCCGAGTATCGTATGAGCGATTTCCTTGCTTCCCACCAGCCCCTCTCGGCGATTGATGTCCAAGTGTTCTGGAAGAACCGCCTCAACAACCAGCTCTACCCGATTGCGATGACGAATCTTGCTTCTGTTTCCTTCAAGATGATGTTTAGGAAACGGGGGGTCGCTGGGAAGACCCAAGACGAACATTAAGTCCCCCCAAAACTTTCTGTGAATAGAAGTATAAACCAAGATGAGTGCCGACATTGAGAAGATGGCTGTCTTTGACTCCCGTATTGTCCAGTCCCGCCCTCGTTATGCCGTTGAGAAGGGTGCCCTATCGCTGACCAACGCCCCGTTCAACGCCATCTCGGCGACGAGCTCCCAGCACACCTACAACATCTACGTGCCGAGCGAGAACGTGTTCGTGGATCGTGCTCTGGAATGGACTTCCACCGCCACGATGTCGTCCGTGATTACCCCCGCTGGTTCGGTCGCCCTCTACCAGCTCAACTTCCCTCTCGTAGTGCCCGGTGTTGACTTCGCCCTCACGGCGTTCCCGCTCAACTCGCTCTGCTCCACGATGACGGCGACCATCAACGACACGACCTCCGTCATCAACTCCCAAGATGTCTTGAAGGAGGTGCTACGCCTCACGGACTACAAGAAGAATCGTCTCCAACGCACTTGCCCGACGATGCTGGACAAGTATCAGTGCTACGACGACTCCTATGGTCTGCCCAACTGCCCGCTCAACGGCTACGGCACGGCGATTGACTACGATGGTGTCCAGAATGGTGCGTTCGGGCAGATCACCTTCACGGACTCTGCTGGTCAGCCCCTCGTGGAGGGCAAGTTCTACGTGAATGGTGTGCTGACGACTGCCGCCCAGACGGGTGCTGCTGCGGGTGCGATCCCCACTGCTGCGATTGTGGGCTGCTACCGCTGCGTCAATGGTCTGCCTTCCCTCACTGCCTCTTCGGCGAGCAACGCTGGTGCGGGACCGATTGATTGCGTTGGTCCCTTCACGATCTTCTACCAGTGGACTTCTACGGAGAAGCTCGTCCTCTCGCCCTTCACGTTCAGCGATGTTCACGAGTGGGACACGGGTCTGTTCGGCATCAACAACATCCAGCTGATTATGAACTTCCAGTCCCCCGCTCGTATTATTCGCCACACGGGTGTTCGCTGGAATGTAAATCTCCCTTCGTATGGATCGCTCGCCTCACCCGGTTCTAACCCCGAGACGCAGTGTTCGCTCTCGGGGACGGCGTTTGCGACGGCAACTCCTTTCCAGCGTTCAGTGGTCAACGTCCAGTTCCTCACGCCCTCGCTTGACGTGCCGCTACCGCCCAAGTCGGTGGTGCCGTATATGGAGTTCCCTCGCTACCTCACGACCTCTTCCACCACCATCAATGCGGGTGTGGCTCTCCAAATCCAGTCCCAGACGATCACGCTGCCCCAGATCCCCGATCTGCTCATCGTGTATGTGAAGGGTCTCCTACCCGCTGGCTCTGGCTCCACGAACGGCATCAACGACCCGAACTTCGGCGACTTCTACCTCCCGATTGCGTCTCGCTCGTATGGTAATGTTGCGAACCCGCTGAGCGTCAACTTTGATAACTTCTCGGGTCTGCTCTCGTCTCACACGGCTGAGCAGCTCTATGCGATGTCCGTCAAGAATGGTCTGGATCAAGATTGGCTGAGCTGGACGGGTAGTGCCTACTCGGGTCAGCAGCAGTCTGCTCCCTTTCTGGGTAATCCAACCACACAAGGCGGCGTCCAACCCGGCTGGGGCGGTTTCGGCAGTCAGCTGGCTGGCTCTAACCCGCCTTCCGCTGCGACGGGTGCCCAGAAGGTTCCGCTCACGGGCGGCATCCTCGTCCTCAAACCCTCGCAAGACATCACCCTACAAACTGGTCAAGCACCCTCGCTCGTGGGCAACTTCACCCTCCAATTCAACCTCACGGTCTTCAACAACACGGGTCAAGATGGCGTCGTGCCCCAGCTCTTCGTCATCACGGCGAACTCTGGCTTCTTTGAGTCCATTCGTGGTTCCAGCCGTATCATCAAGGGTGTCCTCAGCGAGCAAGACATTATTGGTGCCCCTCTCGCCCCGACGGCGACTCGCCAAGAGCTCTGCCGTTATGTCGGCGGTGCTGGGCTGATGTCCTCGCTCGGCAACATTCTCAGCAAGGTCAAGGGTCCCGCTCTGGAACTCTTGAAGAAGGTTGGTATGGAGGCGGGGCAAGAGCTCCTCTCTCACGGCACGGCGTTCGCCAAGAAGAAGCTGGGTCTCGGTATGAGCGGCTGCGGTGATGGTGTGAGCGGCGGTATGATGAGCGGTGGTCGCACCCGCAAGGGACTGGATGCCCGACTGATGTAAAGCACCCGTGATCTTCACCATAAAGTTAATGTAATCAAACGTGTTCTCCCTTCGCATTCTGCGGAGGACTTTATCAAGCATATATAACCTTAACAAGAATACAAATGAGCACCCAGCTGGATTCTCACTTGTGTTGTAATGATCTTCGGTTCGTATATTCTTACTCTACGCCCAAAGGATATGAATGGCGAGATTGTTCGGTGAAATCTTATTATCCTTCCAGTTTCCCTTTATCTTCTCCGCCCGAGCACGATACGCCTTCCGCTTCTTCTCCGCCGTCCCAGCTGGAATACGCCCCGCTTTCTCTTCGGCAGACAATAGGAGGAAGTCATTGTAAGATTTGAGACCGAACCCTACGCCGTCGTAGGAGAACTTGTGTTTGCCGTCGCCCAGTTTGAGCTTCTTGGGATCTAACCCGTATGCCTTCGCATTGGCTCGTGCCTTGCGAAGATAGTCGGGACTCGCTCCGCCACGCTTCTTGCGACCCTCCCCGTCCAACGGCAGATGTCTTACAACACCATAAGCATCATCTACTTCCTCTGCTGGTTCCATCGGTGGCGGCGGTGGCGGTGGCGGTGGCGGCGGTGGCGGCGGTGGCGGTGGCGGAGGAGCCCGTGTGATCGTATGAACTCCAAGCGGCTGAGCAATATTATCTACTGCGTATTCGTGGGGGTTAGCGAGGGCATAGATAAGAAGAAACTCGTGGAATGGACTGCGTTGTTCTATCTTCGGGATCTTGTATGCTCCGTAATCCGTCAGTATTTCGTTTAGTTTTTTGATCCAATCTTGATGTCCCTTTGCTCCACCCGCCCGCTTGCGGATCTTCATAGGAAGAACGGTAAACTCTTCGTAGAAACCGAATAGATCATTGATCTTATCTGTTCCCTCATTCCATCCTTCCTCTTTGAACGTGTTGATGATTGATTTTATTAGTGCTATACTCATTTTTGCGTGTCCCTTAAAGATCTGCCTAAAAATGTCCCATTCCTCTTCGGGAATGTCGGCTGCGGACTTGCCGTGTAGTGGAACGTTGCGTG